AGGCATTCTGGTCTGGAATAAAGGAAACATCGAACTGGAAAACGGATCGAAAATACTCGCAGCATCAACTTCCGCTTCAGCTGTCCGAGGAATGTCTTTCAACATTCTTTTTCTGGACGAGTTCGCCTTTGTTCCTAATCACGTTGCTGACGCATTCTTTGCCTCTGTATATCCTACTATTACTTCAGGTAAATCAACGAAAGTAATTATTGTTTCTACCCCTCACGGGATGAACCACTTCTATAGGTTGTGGGTTGATGCAGAGAAACAAAGAAACGAATATGTTCCAACAGATGTTCACTGGTCAGAAGTTCCTGGTAGAGATGAGATCTGGAAAGAACAGACTATCAAGAACACATCAGAACAACAATTCAAGATTGAATTTGAATGTGAGTTCCTTGGATCAGTTGACACTCTGATTGCACCCAGTAAACTAAAAGCTCTGGTCTTCGAGAAGGCTATACAAACTAATGCTGGATTAGATGTTTATGAAAAACCTCAAGATAAACACGATTACGCTATTACTGTTGACGTTGCACGCGGGGTTGGTAACGATTACTCTGCTTTTGTTGTTGTTGACATAACCACCTTCCCTCATAAGGTTGTAGCCAAATACAGAGATAACACTATCAAACCAATGTTGTTTCCAAGTGTCATCTATGAGGTAGCTAAAAATTACAATCAAGCATTTATTCTTTGTGAAGTAAACGATGTAGGTGACCAAGTTGCCTCTATTCTTCAGTATGATTTAGAGTATCAGAATCTACTGATGTGTTCTATGAGAGGTAGAGCTGGTCAGATTGTGGGTCAGGGTTTCTCTGGAAACAAGACACAGTTAGGTGTCAAGATGTCCAAGACTGTGAAGAAGGTTGGTTCTCTAAACCTCAAAACTATGGTTGAAGAGGACAAACTCATGTTCTGTGACTATGATATTATATCAGAACTCACTACCTTCATTTCTAAATCAAACTCATTTGAGGCAGAGGAAGGATGTAATGATGATCTAGCAATGTGTCTAGTCATCTATGCTTGGTTGGTAGCACAAGATTACTTCAAGGAGCTAACAGACAATGACATCAGAAAAAGACTGTACGAAGAACAAAAGAACCAAATCGAACAAGACATGGCTCCATTCGGTTTTATTGATGATGGGATGGATTCTTCTAGCTTTGTAGATAGTGAAGGAGATAGATGGTCTGTTGCAAAGAATGATGAGTATGGAACTACTGGTGGTGGTTGGGAACTCTGGGGATACTAATGGACTTAGATGGGCAGATAAAACTTGGTCATCTACTCTTTCAAGAGAGAAAATGTAGGACTTGTGGTGAAAAGAAAAGTCTCATAGAAGACTTTTACAAGTCTAAAAAAGGAGTAACTGCATCGTGTTATTCCTATGAGTGTAAGATGTGTACGATAAGAAGAATATTAGATAAAAGAAAAGAAAAGAACCCATTTGTGGACTGGACATATCCAGATTGGTAGTTCGGGTGGTGTTTCCTCTCTCTAATAGTGGTTTTTCCTAAATATTTTCAGATAAACTGAGACATTTTTAGGAGAGAAACATGGCGACTCCTCAATTATCTCCCGGTGTATTGATCAGAGAAGTTGATCTTACAGTCGGAAGAGCTGAGAACGTTCTTGATAATATTGGTGCTATTGCTGGTCCTTTTTCTATTGGCCCTGTTGATGAACCAATTACTATTGAGACCGAGCAACAACTGATTGCTACTTTTGGTAAGCCCCTGTCCACTGATGCTCAGTATGAGTACTGGATGGCCGCTGATTCGTTCCTCTCTTACGGAGGAATTATGAAGATTGTCAGATCTGATAGTGACAATCTAAACAACGCCAACATCGCAGTTGGAGCAGCTAACACCACGGTTAAAATTAATAACCAAGGTGATTACGAAGAAAATCACAAAGCTAGTGATAATTCTTTCTACTATTCAGCTAAGAACCCTGGTCAGTGGGCAAACAATCTTAAGGTTTGTGTTATTGATGACGCGGCTGACCAAATTATCGGTATTACAACTACCAATCTCTCTACATTGGGAATTGTTGTTGGTGCCGGTATTACCTCACCTCTGAGTAATGTAGTTGTTCCTGGTGCTGGTTCGACTTCAGAATTCAATGGTTTCCTGAAGGGAATTATTACTGGTGTTTCTACTGATACAGTAGGTAGTAACAGTACATTCGATGTTAAAATCGTATCTAGAGTTTCTTCTGGTGGTACAGTTACAGAAATTAACTACCAACAGAGTAACACCACAAACTGTATCGAAGTTTCTGACACTGTTTCGATTGTTTCGAACGCTGGTGTTACTACTTCTGTTCAAACCGCAGTTACAGTTAAGGACTGGTACGATCAACAAACTCTAAGTCTAACTAACTCTAGAATTTTCTGGAGATCCGTTGCACCTCGCCCTGTAACTTCTAACTATGTTTCTCAGAGAAAAGGTGAAGGTGATACACTTCACATTGTACTCGTAGATGATACTGGTTCTGTAACTGGTATTCAGGGTAATATTCTTGAGAAACATCTGAACCTTTCTAAGGCTCTTGACGCAACCGCTGACGCAGATGCTCCTTCAAGAAGTTACTACAAGGATTACCTCCACTATAACTCACAATACGTTTACGCTGGAGCAAACCCATCACAGGCTTTCGATTCCTATTCAGGAACACAACCTTTGGCTGTTAATTTCTCTGAAGACTTTATCGCTAATACAATAGCATCTGGTCTTTGGGGTCAAGAAGCACAAGGAGTTACGTTCTCTGCACTGGGTAATGTTTCTTACTCCCTCACTGGTGGTGCTGACTATCAGTCTGGTGGTGGAATGAAGGCCAGTTTGGGTGACCTTACTACATCTTATGGACTGTTCTCAAACAGGGATGAGATTGAGGTTGATTACCTACTCATGGGTCCTGGTTGTTCCACTGAAGCCGAATCACAAGCTAAAGCAAACCTGTTGATCTCAATTTGTGAATCTCGTAAAGATTGTATGACTACAATCTCACCACACAAATCTAATGTTGTCAATGTTAGTAACTCTAACACACAAACCGATAACGTTTTGAGATTCTATTCAGCATTGAGTTCTTCCTCCTACGCTGTATTTGATACTGGTTACAAATACACTTATGATCGTTTTAATAATGAGTTCCGTTATATCGCGACCAACGCTGACATCGCTGGTTTGATGGTCAGAACTTCTATTGAAGCCTATCCTTGGTTCTCACCAGCTGGTCTCCAAAGAGGTCAACTGAATAACGCGGTCAAGATGGCTTTCAACCCCACAAAGGCACAGAGAGATGTTCTGTATGGTGGTAGAGTTAACTCTATCATCAACCAGAGAGGTTCTGGTATTATCCTCTTCGGAGATAAGACCGGTCTTGGTTACGCCTCCGCGTTCGACAGAATCAACGTAAGAAGATTGTTCCTCACATGTGAACAAGCACTCGAAGGAGCAGCTAACGCTCAACTGTTCGAACTAAATGACACGATCACTAGAGCCAACTTTGTTAACATCGTTGAACCTTATCTGAGAGATGTTCAGGCCAAGAGAGGTGTTTTTGACTTCCTGGTCGTTTGTGATGAATCAAATAACACTCCTGACATCATTGACAACAATGAATTTAGGGCTGACATTTACTTGAAACCAACCAAGTCGATTAACTATGTTACTTTGACATTCGTTGCCACCAGAACTGGTGTTTCGTTTGAAGAAATTGTTGGTACTGTTTGATCATTAAATAATAACATAGGAGGAAAAAACAAATGGATACCAAATCCTTATCTCAATTTAAGTCAAAACTGGCGGGCGGTGGTGCCCGCCCTAACCTCTTTGAGGTTAACATTCCTGCTTTCCCTGGAGCTGTTTCTGATGCTTGGGGTTCAGGTGACGCACAAGAAGCTGGAATCTTTAGTTTCTTGTGTAAAGGAGCAAATCTTCCATCTTCTACTGTTAACGCAGTGAACGTTCCTTTTAGAGGAAGACAGATGAAAGTTGCTGGTGAAAGAACAATTGATGATTGGTCTATCACTGTTATCAACGATGAAGACTTCAAACTAAGAACAGCATTTGAAAGGTGGGCCAACGTTATGTCCAAACTGGACGACGCTACTGGTGTTACCAACCCCACTTCTTACATGGCTGACGCTTATGTACATCAACTTGGTAGAGGTTCTACAAACTTCGCTGAGAAGAATGATGGTGGACAATCGGCTATTCTGAGAACTTATAAGTTCTTTGATATCTTCCCCAACGCAGTTTCTGAGATTGCACTTGATTATGGTACTGAGGGTGCAGTTGAAGAATTCACGGTAACATTCTCTGTTCAGTTCTTCACTATTGGTGATTCTATGGAGTCTAGTAGTAGTGACACAAGTCAGGTCTCTATCCGATGATAAATAACTAGACAGATGTCTAGTTTAACAGATAATGGCGAGACTTTTTGGATTCTCAATTGAAGATACAGAAAAGACCCCGGAGAGCATAGTTTCTCCGGTCCCTCCTAATAATCAGGATGGATCGGAGCACTATGTTTCTTCGGGGTTCTTTGGTTCGTACATCGATATCGAAGGAGTATATAAGACTGAAAATGATCTCATTCGTAGATACAGGACAATGTCCATCTACCCTGAGTGTGATAGTGCTATTGAAGATATTGTTCATGAGGCTATTGTTTCAGATACAAATGATTCCCCAGTTTCAATTGATTTGGACAATTTGAATGCCAGTGATGGTATCAAGAAGAAGGTAAGAGAAGAGTTTAAATTTATTCTAGAACTTCTGGACTTCGATAAGAAGGCTCATGAGATTTTCCGTAACTGGTATATTGACGGAAGACTCTATTACAACAAAGTTATTGATCAGAAAAGACCACAAGATGGTATTCAAGAACTGAGATATATTGACGCAGCAAAGATGCGTTATGTCCGTCAGATCAAGAAGACTGGTAATAATAGTATTGAATCTATTAGACAATCTGATAGAGACAATCCCAAGAACTACGATTTCCCTGATATTGAGGAGTATTTTGTTTATACTCCTGGTGGTGGGAACAGTGGTGGTATCAGTAATAGTTACTCTGGTGGTGCAACTAAGGGTGTAAAAATGACCCGTGATTCTGTCACCTATTGTACATCTGGATTGGTAGACAGAAACAAAGGAACCACACTTTCGTGGCTTCACAAATCAATCAAACCTCTTAATCAGTTGATGATGATTGAGGACTCATTGGTAATCTATAGATTGTCAAGAGCACCAGAAAGAAGAATCTTCTACATTGACGTTGGTAACCTGCCCAAAATGAAGGCAGAACAATACCTCCGTGATGTAATGCAACGTTATAGAAATAAACTTGTCTATGATGCCAATACTGGTGAACTGAGAGATGATAAGAAATTCATGTCGATGATGGAAGATTTCTGGCTTCCTCGTCGTGAAGGTGGTCGTGGCACTGAAATTACCACACTTCCTGGTGGTCAGAACCTTGGTGAAATCACTGATATCAATTACTTCCAGAAGAAACTCTATCGTGCACTGAATGTTCCTGAAACAAGACTTCAGGGTGATGGTGGTTTCTCATTGGGTCGTTCTTCTGAGATTCTGAGAGACGAAATCAAGTTCTCCAAGTTTGTTGGAAGAATGAGAAAGAGATTCTCAGCTATGTTCAGTGACATATTGAAGACTCAACTAATCCTGAAAAACATTATTACTCCTGAAGATTGGGAGTATATGAATGATCATATTCAGTATGATTTCCTGTATGACAATCACTTTGCTGAACTAAAACATGCTGAACTCATGGAGTCCAGACTGAATCAAGTTTCTCAGATTGAACCATATGTTGGTAAGTATTACTCCAATGATTATGTCAGAAGAACAATTCTTCGTCAGACTGATGCTGAAATTATCGAACAGGATAAGTTGATCGAAAAAGAGATTGAATCTGGTGCTATTCCCGATCCTGCACTTGCAGGATTACAAGATGGAGTGGGTGGTGCACCTCCTGTACCTGGTGGAGTTCCATCAGCTGATATTCCAAATGTACCCACAGATCCTGAACCAGCTGAAACACCAGCTGGTGGTGAGATCTAAATAAAGAAAATTCATCTATTTTACTATGGATATGGAAGAACTTATGGACTTGTTGGTGAAGGATGAATCCCCTTCACAAATCTCTGATGGCATTAAGGATCAACTTTTTGCCAGAAGTGCTGAAAAGCTTCAAGGTATCAGACCTCAAGTAGCAGCATCATTGTTTGATGATGGTGCCGATGTTGATTTTGATGCTGAGGAGGAAACTTCTGAGTTTGATTCGGATGTCGATTTGGACTCTGAAGAGATCGAATAATAAATAACTCTATCAGTATCAATATTCAAATGGCTAGAACATTAATTATCGGTGATGAGATTGCCATTCCAACAGCTGCCGGGTCAGCTACATCTCTTGAGCAGGCAACTGTTGTGAGAGTAGTTAATGTTTCTGGTTCTTCTGCAACTATTGGTGTATCGACAATCGTAGGTGCTGCAACGTCAACCTTCATTACAATTCCAACCGGAACTGTTGAATACGTTGAAAAGAAACCCAATCATGTTATGTACGGGACCGGCACTGTAAGAGGTGCAAAAGTAGGATTTACTGCGTAAAACCATGAAACTAATCAGAGAAGAAATCGAATCAGTAGATTTTATCGTTGAAGAAAAGAACGGTAAAAAGAGTATGTACATTGAAGGTGTATTCCTTCAAGGAGACATCAAGAATAGAAATGGTCGTATGTATCCTATGGAGTGTCTCAGAAGAGAAGTCCAAAGATACAATGAAAATCATGTTCAATCAGGACGTGCCCTCGGAGAACTCGGACATCCAGATGGCCCAACTGTTAATCTGGATCGCGTCAGTCACAAAATTGTTTCGCTCAAAGAAAACGGAACCAATTTTATTGGTAAAGCAAAAATCCTATCTACTCCGATGGGCAAGATTGCGGAATCTCTCATCAGTGAGGGAGTTAAGTTGGGTGTTTCTTCAAGAGGTATTGGGTCCCTCAAACAAACAAGAGAAGGTGTAAATATCGTTGGTGATGACTTTATGTTATCAACCGCAGCTGATATTGTTGCCGACCCTTCGGCACCTGATGCTTTTGTTGAAGGCATTATGGAAGGAAAGGAGTGGATTTGGGATGGTGGTATTCTTCGTGAGAACCTCGCCAAGAAAACTTACAAACAAATCAACACCCTGGTAACACAAAATCAATTAGATGAAAAGAAACTTGATCTTTTCAATAACTTCTTGAACAATCTTTGATTGTTACAGAAGTATCTAATTTATAAATAAATATAGATTAAATTAGGTTAATCGGAGCAAAGTTCAATGTCTCGTGGAGATTTACAAGAAATGGAGCAATCCAAAACTGCTGTGAACGCGAACGCAAAACCCGCTGAGCCAATGCAGCACCTCACAACTGGTGGCACAGGGACTTCATACGAAGATCTCGGTGGACCCACCCCTCAAGATTACAAACCCGACAACGATTCGGCTAAGCTCAAAGAGCCCAAGGTCGCAACCGTTAAGGATGTAGTCAATAAGGGAGCAAAACCCGCAGATCCTATGAAGGGTATGGCTAAGGAAGAATCCGAAGCTGACTCTGATGAAGTTCTGGAAGAGGAAGAAGTTACTACCGAAGAGGTTGTTGCTGAAGAGGAAGTAGAAGAGTATGATATCGAAGAAGATGTCAACGCTCTCCTCGGTGGTGAAGAACTCTCCGAAGAGTTTAGAGCAAAGGCTAAAGTCGTTTTCGAAGCCGCTCTGAATTCTAAAGTAGCCGAAATTCAAGAGACCCTCGAAGCCCAGTATGGTGAGGCTCTCGCAGAAGCTCGTCAGGAACTGAAAGGTGAACTGACCGAGCGTGTTGATTCCTATCTTGAGTATGTTGCTCAAGAATGGATGACCGAAAACGAACTAGCTATCGAACATGGTCTTAAGACCGAAATGACTGAGTCCTTCCTTTCTGGAATGAAGGGACTTTTTGAAGAACATTATGTAACAATCCCTGAAGATAAGTATGATGTGCTAGAGAGTATGGTAGAAAAACTTGATGAAATGGAGACGAAACTCAATGAGCAGATCGACACCAACATCACTCTGAACAAGAGACTCGCTGAGTCCACTCAGGATGTTATCCTCGATCAAATTTCTGAAGGTCTTGCGGCCACTCAGAAAGAGAAGCTCGCTTCACTTGCTGAAAGTGTTGAGTTTGAAAGTGAAGACGAATATCGTGAGAAGCTGGAAACCCTGAAGGAGTCATACTTCTCCAGAACTCCCGCTACTAAGTCGGAAGCCCCTCAGACTTTGTCTGAAGGTGTTGATACAACTGATGCCCCTGTTTCAGGTGGTATGGATCAGTATCTGAAGGCCATGGGTGCTTTTAGACAAAACTGAATTTAATATTAATTCAAACCCTAAAACAAAAACACAAAGGTAAAAGCAAATGTTCCAATCTGAACAGTTGCAGGAAAAGTGGAGTCCTCTCCTAGACTATGATGGTCTGGATCCTATCAAGGATACTCATCGTAGAGCTGTCACCGCTGTCCTGCTCGAGAACCAAGAGAAATTCCTCCGTGAGGAGCAAGCCTTCTCTCAGGGTATTAACCTGATGGAAGCCCCCACCAACGCTGCTGGTGCTGGTGGTTTTTCAGGATCCGCAACTGATGCTGGCCCCGTTGCCGGTTTCGATCCTGTTCTGATCTCCTTGATCAGACGCGCAATGCCTAACCTGGTCGCTTATGACCTGGCTGGCGTTCAACCAATGAACGGACCTACTGGACTTATCTTCGCGATGAGATCCCGTTATGAGACTCAGTCCGGTGATGAGACCTTCTTCGATGAAGTCAACACCGCATTCTCTGGTCAGAACAAAAATGGTGACCTTACCGCTGGCTTCGCTGATGCAGCTGTTGGTCTTGGTACTAACACCCAACGTGGTGACAACCCCTCAGTTCTGAACCCTGTAGGTACCGCTTCCACCAACTCCGCTCAGTATACAGCTGGTGGTGGTATGACGACTGGCGAATCTGAGAGTCTTGATGGTTCGGGCAACGCAGCCTTTAACCAGATGGCCTTCTCGATCGAGAAAGTCACCGTAACGGCCAAGTCTAGAGCACTGAAGGCTGAGTACAGTCTGGAACTGGCTCAGGACCTCAAGGCTATTCACGGTCTGAACGCTGAAGCCGAACTGGCTAACATCCTTTCTACTGAAATCTTGGCCGAGATTAACCGTGAGGTTATCCGTACCATCTACATGACGGCAGAACAGGGTGCAGCTCAGAACACCGCTACCGCTGGTGTATTTGACCTGGATATCGACTCTAACGGTCGTTGGAGTGTTGAGAAGTTCAAGGGTCTGTTGTTCCAAATCGAGCGTGACGCTAACGCGATCGCACAAAGAACTCGTAGAGGAAAGGGCAACATGGTTCTGTGTTCCGCAGACGTTGCTTCCGCACTG